TATCCGAATGGCTATAACCTTCAATCAGGTGGGAAGACTGGCTTTATCGAAAATGACATAACTAAACAGCACAAATCAGATAGACAAGTCGGTAAAACACAATCAACGGCAAGTAATGAAAAACGAAGTGAGACGATGATAGGTGTTGCAAAAACGGAAGAGCACAAAATGAACATTTCGAAGGCAAGAAAGGGCATAACATTTAGCAAAGAACATAGAGACAAACTTTCAAAAGCAAAAAAGGGAAAAGCACCTTGGAACAAAGGTCTTTCAAAATCAAACTAACAAACTAAATAGAGGTACAACATATGGCCCTTGCAACTGGCTCGAATACACGAATAGCATACATTCAGGAAGTGACACCAGGTGTCACTCCAGCGACACCTGCATGGAATGTACTTGGTGTGACTACATTCAACTTATCACTTAGCAAAGACACATTTACAAGTCAAACGATCCGTGAGGATAGACAAACTGCTTACTTACGACACGGCAACAAAAAGATAACTGGTGATCTTGAAGCTGAACTATTGGCGGTAGGTGCATCACCAACTGGCAATCTTCAATTCGATCCTTTATTCGAAAGTGCATTATGCTCAGCATTCAACACTAATGTACTAAAAATTGCAAATACACCTAAAAGCTTTACCTTCGAGAAAACCATCACTGATGCTGAAGGCAATAAAACTTACTTTAGGTACAAAGGAGTTCAAGTCACTGGCTTCAGCTTCGATGTAGAACTAAATGCTCCAGTCAAAATCAAATTGAACTTGATTGGTATGAGCGAAGATCCAGTCGCAACAACCATTGTCACTGGTGCAACTTATGTCGCTGTACCTTCTGCTCCTTTACCATTGATCCACATCAATGCAGAAAATGTGTTCGAAGAAGGTGGTGCAGCAAATGCAATCATGACTAAGTTCAGTCTAACACTGAATAATGGCTCTGATGTAAACTATCGACTTGGCTCTGACACTGCAATCAGTATCACCCCAAGTAGAGCATCACTAACAGGTACTGCTACTTACTACTACTCTGATGCAACTCAGTACAACAAGTTCGTCAATGAGACATCATCAAGTCTAAAAGTCAAGTTGTCTGATGGTGATCGTGCTCTTGAGTTTCACTTGCCTAAACTGACTTATTCAAGTGGTCAGCAAGTCATTCAAAACGAGAACACTTTATTGGTGACAATGAACCATACTGCAGTGTATGACAGTGTAAATGCTTCTTCTTTGGTAATCACTCGTATCACCGGATAAAACAGTGGCAAATATCACACTCGACACACTAAAACCTAAAACTGCAAAACTAAACATCACTCACCCTGCAACGGGTGAGACGATGTTCGCCTTGCCTGATGGTACCGAAGTGCCCTTTATCATATATGTTGTTGGCCGCAATTCACCGCAATGGGCAAACTTTATGAAGAAGATGCATTCAACTACAGCTCAAATCGATGTACGAAGCAAGGTTGTACCAGAAGCATTGGAGTTCGCAGCATCACTAATCGTTGGTTGGGAAGATAATGGTATCATTGATGAACCTTATTCACCAGAAGCAGCACTCAGTCTAATCAAGAATACTGACAACATTTGGCTACTTGGTCAAATACAGAACTTCTTCTTGGACGAAAGCAATTTTTTTGGCAAGACTTAGGCAAACTAAAAGACTACATTGTCTGGGTCGCACGGATCGACACACCTCAAGGTGGAATAATCCCTCGTAGTCAATATGAAGCCCTTGAACAACAAGGCATATCTACACCTCTTCGTTCTAAACCAGAATATCCTGAATATCTGAACTCACTTCTTATTCTATTCTGGGATCTAATATCATTCAAAGAAGAGTTCGACACATACCTATCTTTATCTGAAATCGATGCATACATCAGACTACTTGATGAACAAATCAATCCATTTCACATTCGTATCTTATGTCAATTCGACAAAGCATACACGAATACTGTACTTGAAGTACTAAGGAGTACAACATAATGTCAAACATAGTATCAACTGTACTTGTCGATGTAGTCACACAGGGTGACAAAGAAGCAGCTGAGAAAATCGAGAATATTGGTGTAAAAGCAGCGGGTGCAATTGCGGCAGTCACAGGTTTCGCTTTAGCAATGCAAGCCGGTACAAAAGAAGCACTCGAGTTTGGCGATGGCCTTGTCGAGACAGCTCAAAGAATAGGTGTTTCAGTCGAAAAACTTCAACAACTTCAATCATTAGCTTATGGCTTGAATACTGATGTCAAATCACTAACTGATGCATTCGAAAGTTCTAAACAAATGATTGGCCTTTACGAACTTGGTGCTACTAAGGCAGTCAAAGCAATCGGCTTACTTGGTGATGAAGTCAAGAATGCAATTGAACAAGGTCAATCAGCAGAAGACATATTCTTACTACAAGTCAAAGCTTTATCAGAATACACCAATGAAAGCGAACGAGCTGCAGTTGCTCAAAGAGCTGGCCTTGGTGCTATGCTGGACATGGCAACTGCTTATGCAAATGGTACCATGTCTATTGAAGAACTCAAAGCAGCAATGCCAGGTGCAACTGTACTGACAGAGGAACAAGCAAATGCAGCCAGCGAACTAAATGATCGTTGGGACAAAATGGCTGGCGAACTAAAAACTAATGTCGCAGCAGCATTTATTGAACTTGGGCCAGTCATATTGAATATCACTGAAAAGCTATTCGATGCAGCTTCTGCAATAGCAAAGTTCTTCAGTGCATGGGCAAGTGGCATGGGTGTAATGGGATCAATTGCTGTTGCTTCAGGTGATCTTACTAAACAGGATGTCGTTCGACAACAACTTGCTGAAAGTACTGAAAGACTTGCAAAAGCTCAAAAAGATCTTGATAATCAAGGTGCAAAATCAGCAGCTCGCCCTGCAGCAGAAAGCTACTATCAAAAACAAGCCGAAGAAGTCAAACGACTTACCGAACAATATGAAAAGATGACTGCAGCTCAGAAAGTAGCAGATGACACACTCAAAAAACTAAATGAGCCAGCAGGAAGGCCGAAAGGAGCTGGTACATTAGCGAAGGATGATCCTGAAGACAAACCTACAAAACCAAGAAGTGGTGGTGGTACTTCTAATCTTGCTGCCGAACTAAGAAGACAACAAGCTGAAGAAGAAAGGTATGCAAATCATTCAGAAGATGTGTTCAGAAGACTAAACGACAGAAAGCTCAAACTTGTCATCGACAGTACTACAAGTCAAATCAAACAGCTTCAATTGCTTATGCAACAAGAAATGGCAATGGCTGATCAAACACTAAAAGATGCAAAACTAAAAGGTGATGACATAGTCAAAGCTGAAAAAGAAAATGCAGAAGTCAAACTACTTATCAAACAAAAGTACGAACTAAAAGTAGCTGATCTTGCAACAGAGACTGAAGCTCGAGTTCAAAAACTTGTAGATGACAGTGCTATGGCAGTCGCAGAAAGCGAAAACGACAAAATCAAAGCTATTCAACTCAGTCAGCAAGCTCAAATCAAAGCTATCAATGCAAAATACGACATTGAACTCAAACGAGCAAATCTTACCGCTGATCAAATTGTACTGCTTGAGAAAGCAAAGAATAACGAAATCGCAGCAGTACAAAGAACTTCAGCTCAACAAACTGCTCGACTTGCTGGTGGCTATTGGGAGCAACTTACTCAAAGGTTCAGTGACAATATGGACACCCAAGGAAGTCTATATGATCAAATGAACAAAGGTTTGGTAGATGTCACAATGAGTACTACTGATCAAATCGCAAGTGGTATGGCAAAAACGGCAACTGGTGCAGCAGTCAGTTGGAAAGAAATGGGAAGATCAATCGTGCAAACTCTTGAAGAAATGATTGCAAAAATGCTTATCACTTATGCAATACAACAATTGATTGGTATGGTATCAGGTGGAGGTAGTGCAGCTGGTGCTCTAAATGGAACGAATGTATCATCAAATGCAAACTTCGTTGGCCCAATGCAACCAAGAGCTGGTATGGCAAACGGTGGTGCATTTAGCGATGGTATGCAATTCTTCGCAAATGGAGGTGTAGTCGATCGAACAACACCATTCGGTATGGCAAACGGTAAAACTGGTGTAATGGGAGAAGCTGGCCCTGAAGCAATCATGCCACTTGCTCGTGACAATACTGGCAAACTTGGTGTTCGTGGAAGTGGTGGTGGTGGATCAGCAATCAACATTGGTGCTATCAATGTATCAGTAAAAGGTAATGACAAACAAACACCATCACAACAAGGTCAATTGGTTGGTGAGGCAATCAAGAAAGAACTAAGATCCTTCGTTCGAACTGAAGTTCAAGACATGCATCGAGCTGGCAATTCACTCAATCAAACTAAACGAATAGGATAACGGAATGAGCAATTCAACAATGCCACTTACTTCGTCAATCAGTCAAACTTCGCAAATGAAGCGAGAGCCTCGATTGATCACTGCGAAGTTTGGTGATGGCTATGAACAAAATACACCTGATGGCATCAATAATGTCAAAGAAGTATGGAATGTCACTTGGGATAATCTTACTTCTGCTGATTGTGCAACACTCGAGAATACCTGGAAGACAACTCGTTATGGTTGTGACTATGTGACTTGGACACCTCCTTTACCGGCTCCACTAAATATCCAGAAGAAGTACCGCATTGTATCACTCGACATGGTAGCCGACAGTGGTACTCTTTATAGCTATAATGCAGTCGTAGAACAGGCATTCGACATATGACAATTCAACAAGAAATACAACTTCAAGCAACTGATGCAATCATTGAACTATTCGAACTTGATTGTACTCAACTTGGTGGTACAATCTATCGTTTTAGCCCTCAACTTGGTGCAAATAATCAACCGATCACCTTCAATAATCAAATATGGAACCCACTGCCGATAATGATTGAAGGTCTAAACTATTCTGGCTCAGAAGCTCCTGCAAAACCAAGTATCACTCTTAGCAATGTATCAAAAGTAATGCTACCAGCAGTGATCAATCAAGGTGACATTGTTGGTGCAAAACTAACAAGATGGCGAACATTCGCAAAATACCTAAGTACTGGCTCGCAACCAAGTGGTACATCATTCTTACCGAGAGACATTTGGTACATCGAAAGAAAAGAACACCATAACAAGTTGTCAATCAAATGGATGCTTACTTCAGAACTAAATAAAGCAAATCGAAAGCTACCAAGACGACTATTTCTAAAGCGTGACTTCCCTGGACTTGCAAATGCTCGTATCTAAATCATCAATAACTTTACCTATGATCGATGTCGATGCAATACCT